AACTTTTTGTACAACTCTGTGTTGAACCACACGCAACTCTCTGGTAGGATACGCATCTGCGCTGAACGAAGCGTCCGACCAATACTGGAGCACACGACATGAACCTGATTGACCAAGAGATGCTGGAAACCATCGACCTGGACTACACCCGCCAGGCCGCACTCGAGCAGTCCATGATCGACCGTGGTCTGCAGCGTTACGCGGACAACAACGAGCGTGCTCTGTACTCCGGTGACATCACCCGCGACCAGGGCAAGCTGTTCACCTCGGCGTTCCAGAAGGCCGCTGTGGCGATGGCCTTGGCAGCAGCCGCTGAAGCCGCAAAGGGCCGCGGTCGCCCTGCTCCGCACGCTGTGGCCCTGAAGTCGGTCGACCTGGACCTGCTCACGGCGATCACGCTGCGTGTGCTGTTCAATGGCGCGGCCACGGACCGCCCGATCACCGCCATGGCGCTCGCTATCGGCTTTGAGGTCGAGGCTGAACTGGCCTGCCAGAAGCTCGCGGAGCAAGCCAAGGCCATCAAGGTCACCGACGAGGCGACCAAGGAAGCCAAGGCCGCAATCAACAAGCTGGTCGGTCGCAAGGTCACCTCGGCCCGTGCTGGCGAGGAAAAGGGCAAGGCCCTGCTCGAGAAGGCCGGCGAAGAGGCCCCCACGGACCTGCTGGTCAAGATCGGCACGGGCCTCATCAACATCGTGATGCCTGCGATGGACATGTTCGACGTGATCGAGGGCAACGAATTCACCAACGGCTCGGTCCTCAAGTTCACCGAGGAAGCCCAGACGGAGATGGACGGCATGAAGGAGATCCAGCAGTGGATGCACCCCGTCTACCAGCCCATGGTGACCCGTCCGAACCCGTGGACGGCCATCGACACTGGTGCCTACAACGACCTGCGCGTGGCCAAGACGGTCCCGCTGATGGCTACGCCGAACAAGAAGGTGCGCAAGCTGGTCGACGAGGCCGCGCAGTCCGGTGCCCCGTTCGTCCGTGCCCTGAACGCTGTCCAGGACGTGCCCCTGATGCTGAACGCCAAGGTCCTCGAGGTCCTCGAGCACTGCTTCTCGTCAGGCATCGCCGTCGGCAAGGTCCCGGGGAAGCCCGTGGTCATCGCCAAGGAAGAAGAGCCGAAGAAGGCCATGCAGATGCGCAAGGACAACGCTGCGGTGCGTGCGAAGCGCAACGCGATCCGTGCAGCCATCGCTGAGGCCAAGAACTACGTGCAGTCGCCCTTCTTCCAGCCGCACACGCTGGACTGGCGTGGCCGTGTCTACGCGAAGCCCGGGTTCAATCACCAACGTGCGGACTTCTGCAAGGGCCTGTACGAGCTTGCGAACGGCGAGGTGCTGAACGAGGACGGCGTCTACTGGCTCAAGTGGCATGTGGCCACCACGGGCGCATTCAAGGTGGATGGCGTGGCGGTCGACAAGATGGCTCACGACGCCCGCGTGCAGTGGACCGATGCGAACCTGGCGACCGTACGTGCCATCGCTGAGGATCCCCTGGCGTCCCTGGAACTCTGGCGCGGTGCCGACAGCCCGTTCTGCTTTTTGGCCGCGTGCCTGGCGCTCGACGGCTACCTGAAGGACCCGCAAGGCTACGTCTGCCACATCCCGGTCGCTGTCGACGGTTCGTGCTCGGGCCTCCAACACTTCTCTGCGCTGCTGCGTGATCCGGAAGGCGGTTCGTACGTGAACCTGCTGCCCTCGGAACTCCCGCAGGACGTCTACCGCAAGGTTGCGTCCATCGTGCTCCCGCTGGTCGAAGCTGACCTCCAGGATCCCGAGAAGGCCCCGATGGCCGAGAAGTGGCTGAAGTACGGCATCGACCGCAAGGTGGCCAAGCGTGCGACCATGACTTTTGTATATGGGAGCCGTCAGAAGGGATTCGCGGACCAGCTGGTCGAGGACATCATCGACGTGGAAGGCAAGGGTCGCGAGACCTTCGGCACTGAGTGGGCAGAGCAAGTCCCGGCTGCGCACTACATGGCTGCTCACATCATGAAGGCCGTGACCGAGACCGTGAAGGCCGCTGCCGCTGCGATGGAATGGCTGCAGAAGGTCGCAGGCATCCTGGCCCGCCACAACATCCCGGTGCGGTGGGTCACGCCCCTCGGTCTCCCGGTGGAGAACGCGTACTTCAAGCCGAACACGAAGCGCGTCCAAACGACCCTGTGGAACAGAGCGCTGTCCGTTCCGACCACGTACACCCCGCAGGTCACCGTGGGCTACACGAAGGAACTGCTCGAGCACAAGCAGCGCAATTCCATCGCGCCGAATTTTGTGCATTCCCTCGATAGCGCGCATCTAATGCAAGTAGTCCTTAATAGCGTCGACAATGGCATCAACGACTTCCTGTTGATCCACGACTCGTTCGCTGCCCTGCCGAATCAGATGCCGAAGTTCAACGCGCTGATCCGCGAGGCGTTCGTCGAACTCTATGAGAACAACGAGCCGCTCGAGGGCGTGCTGACGAATGCGGTCGACGACATGATGGAACTGGTCTCGACTTGCGAGGACGCCGCTGTGATGACGAAGCTGCAGAAGAGCATGAAGGACCTGGGCAAGCTCGGCATCCCCACCAAGGGCACCCTGGACCTGGAGGACATCAAGCGGTCGCTCTACGCTTTCGCCTGACGCTGTACAACACCATGTAATACGAGGCCCTACGGGGCCTCTTTTCATTTAGTCGACGCTTTAAGAAGAAAGGCCCTGCCGTTTTTGGTGGGGCTGAAAAGCTGTACAACACAACACGATCCGATTTAATCGACACTTTAAGAAGAAAGGCCCCGGCGTTTTGCCCCGGGTTGTTTTTCTTGTACAACACGATCTTGTACAACCCAATCCGGACTACACAATGGACGCAGAACTGAACTTCGATTTTGGCACGGATGACCCGATGCCCCTGGACGTTGCTGCGGGCTTCATGGCCCTCGGCTACGACCTCAACTCCCTCGAGGGCCGCAACGCCTTCATCCCGCAAGACCCCTACTTCAACGACTGACCACACCTCATGAAAAACTTCACGACGCCGAAGGGCGCTGCAGGCTATTCCAACCTCGTCACGCCGGACACCAAGTTCGACGCCGAGGGCAAGTACAAGACGAGCATCACCATCCCGGCAGCGCAAGCCGAGTCCCTCATGGACCTGGCGCGTGAAGAAGCCAACGAACTGGCGGTGCTCGACAAGAAGACCAAGAAGGTCGTGATGCCGGAAGGTATCAAGATGCCGTTCGTCGAGAACGATGACGACACGGTCACGTTCACGTTCAAGAGCAAGAAGAAGCCGAAGCTCTTCGATGCGAAAGGGAATCCGATCCGCAACACGGAAGGCCTGCAGCGCATCGCTGGCTCGACCATCAAGGTCAAGGGTGCCTTCTCGAGCTACGAGGGCTTCGGTGGTGGCGTTACGGCCTACCTGAACGACGTCCAGATCATCAAGCTCGTCGAGGGCGGTGGTGGTGGCTTCGGTGACGAGTCGGAAGGCGACGATGACGGCTACGTGGCCGACAATTCGGAACCGGGGAACTTCAACGACAGCGACTCGAGCGACGAATCCGGCGAGCAGTCGGAAGGCCCGGTCGACTTCTGATGAAGATCCGTGCCCGAGCCGCAAAGGCCAACTGGTTCTCCAAGAAGAATCAGGTGGTCAAGGTGAAGGCGAAGCTGCGCAGTGGTCTGGAAGACAAGATCGCCGCGCAGTTGGACGAAGCCGGGGTCGAGTACACCTATGAGTCCCTCAAGGTCCCCTACTCGATCCCGCACAACTACAACCCCGACTTCATCCTGGCGAACGGGATCATCGTCGAGGGCAAGGGCCTCTTCGACTCGGCGGATCGCACCAAGCATCTGGCCGTGAAGAAGCAGCACCCGCATCTCGATGTCCGCTTCGTGTTCACCCGCAGTGCCTCCCCGCTGTACAAGGGATCCAAGTCGACTTACGCCACCTGGTGCGAGAAGAACGGATTCAAGTACGCCGACAAAACAATCCCCCCCGAATGGTTAGCAGAACCAAAGAGAGAGAGTAAATGAACCGCTTGAACCCCGACGATTTCGAAGAACTGCTCGGCTTGGAGACAACAGAACTTAGTGCATTCGCCGATGTAGGCATACCGGAAGACCGCCTTGCGGCTAAGGTAAGCATCGACGGTTTCTGGTTTGGCCGCGCTGACATCGACGAACTCATCACGTTCCTCACGAACGTCAAGGAGCAGTTGAAGTGACCCAAACCCAACGACTCCTGAAGCACCTCCGCACCGCTGGCTCGATCACGCAGCGCGAGGCAATCATGGACCACAGCATTCAGTCCCTCACCCGCCGCGTCACGGAACTGCGCGACCACGGCTACAACATCCACTCGAGCCTGCGCAAGCACCCGGTGACCGGCCAGCGCTACTGCCGCTACATCCTCGGGACTCCGGAGAAACTGTGATGAAAGTCAAACACACCAAGAACGGCAACGTGAAAGCCACGATGCCCCTGGACACCGCGGTCGTCCTGCGGGGGATCCTGCTCGACACGTACAAGCCGGAAGTGCGCACCGCACTCAACCTGTCGGTCTTCGAAGCTCAGGTCCTCTGGGAACTCGAAGACGAACTCGACGAAGCAGGTATCCACACACCCTGGTAAGCCCTGCTGCACCCCGAACACCCCCAACAAGCGAGAGAGATCATGAAGTACAACCGAGCATTCCTACTGGCCGTGACGACCGTGGCGCAGGAACATGGCGACGCGGCTGCTGAAACCATCTTCAACAAGCTGTTCGACATCAACACGGCCCCGGTGTCCCCCGAGGTCGACGTGAAGACCCACTCCGAACTCATGAGCGAACTCCGCCAGACGGTCGGCGGGTGGGTGTTCCACTCGGACATTCGCGATACCAACCTAGCGGTCGGCGTCCCTGGTTGCCTCGGGACCAACGCGGTGGCGTGGATCAAGAATTTCCGCGAGCGTACCAGCTTCGGTCTGAAGCAGTCCAAGGACGCCTACGACTTCGTTCGTGACAACCCGACGGTCCTCGACTGATGACCATCAACCAGAAGTTCGTGCAGTACCTGCTGTCCTCCTACCTGTACTACGTGGAAGGCCGGAGCGTGCTCACGGACTCTGAGTTCGATGCGCTCTGCAAGGAACTGCTCGACCGGTGGGACGAAGTTGACCACCGCCACAAACACCTGACGTCTCGGGAGGACCTCGAGGCAGGCACAGGGTACGCCATCCAGTACCCCTCCATCGTTATCGGCGCAGCGCGGCACTGGTGGTATGCCAAGAACCCGCAGGCGCTGCAGACCCGCAAAAAGAAGACCCGATGAACCACGAAGAATCCACACTGATCCGCAAGGGGCCGTGCGACGAGTGCGGCTCGAGCGATGCAAATGCTCTGTACTCCGATGGACACACCCACTGCTTTTCGTGTGGCCACTTCGAGCGCGGGGACGGCGAAACAATCAACTTAGGACGGAAGAAAGTGTCAGAGAATCTCAACGAATACCGCGAGGCGGAAGTCACCGGTCTGTCGGCAAGGCAGATCAGCGAAGAGACGTGCCGCCTGTTCGGTGTACGTGTGGGCAAGCTCAACAGTGGCGCTACCGTCCACATGTACCCGTACTACAAGGACGGGCAAGTCGTGGCCTTCAAGGCACGCGGCAAGGACAAGGACTTCAAGTTCGTGGGGGACACTAAGCACCCCCCGATGTTTGGCCAGAATCTCTGGTCCAAGGGCAAGAAGCTGGTCTGCTGTGAAGGCGAGATCGACGCAATGTCCGTCTCGCAGGTACAAGGCAACAAGTGGCCGGTCGTTAGCGTTCCTAACGGTGCCAGTGGGGCCAAGCGGGACATCGCACGTCAGATGGACTTCTTCCAGCAGTTCGAAGAGATCATCCTGATGTTCGACATGGACGAACCGGGCCAGAAGGCAGCGAAGGAAGTTGCCGAGATGTTCGGACCAGGTGTGGCCAAGATCGCCACCCTGCCGATGAAGGACCCGAACGACTGCCTGAAGGCAGGACGGGCGCAGGACATCATCCAGGCGATCTGGAATGCGAAGCCCTGCAGGCCCGACGGTATCAAGTCGATCAGCGAAGTGGCTGCGGATGCGGCTGAGGACATCCCCGATGGTGCCCCGTGGTGGGACGACCGGCTCACGAAGCTGACCTATGGTCGCCGCGAGGGCGAGTGCTATGCGTTCGGCGCAGGCACGGGGATCGGCAAGACGGACTGGTTCACCCAGGGGATCGCATTCGACCTCCTGAAGCTGAAGCTGAACGTCGGCGTGATCTACCTCGAGCAGCCCATTAAAGAGACCGCCAGGCGGATCGCAGGCAAGGCAGTGGGTAAGGTGCTCCACGTACCCCGCAAGGCCACTGTGGAGGAACGTAGGGCCGCTCTCGAGGTTATCTCGGAGGGTGACCGCCTGCACCTCTATGACTCGTTCGGCGCTGCCGACTGGGAAGTGGTCAAGGCGAAGATCCGCTACATGGTCCACGGCCTCGGCTGCAAGTCGATCTACCTGGATCACCTGACGGCCCTCGCGGCCAACGTAGAGGACGAGCGGCGCGGCCTGGACCAGATCATGGCCGAGCTTGCGGCACTCGCACTCGAGCTGAAGATTTACCTCCACTTCATCTCCCACTTGACGCGGCCCAAGGACGGCCCGCCGCATGAGGAAGGTGGCCGTGTGAAGCAGACGCAGTTCCGTGGCTCCAACGCCATCGGGATGTGGTCGCACTTCATGTTCGGCCTGGAGCGCAACACGCAAGGCGAGGACGAGGAGAGTCGCATCACCACGTTCCGCGTCATCAAGGATCGCAACACCGGCCAGGCAACGGGTAAGACCCTGCCCCTGGGATACGACACCGCGACAGGTCTCCTCTTCGATACGGAGGCCTTCGCCCCCGAAGAAACCGCAGAGGAAGCATATGGCTTTTGAACAATTTTCCGTCGACGAACTAACCCACCTGTACGCAGACGAGTCCCTCGAGATCGTGAAGTACGTGGGCGACCCCGCGCTGTACCTGGTCCAGGACGAGTTCGATGGTGCAGACGTGGTCGAACTGAACAAGGCGCAGCAGCTTGCGCTGTACGTGATTCTCAAGAACCGTTTCGAGGCCTGACATGAAACCCCTGATCGCAGCACTCATGCTGGTCACCCTCCTCGGGGGGTGCAGCAGCCGGGATGGTCAGCCGTCGATGACGGGGCCGAACACCGTGCGCAACGATGGACAGCATGTGGCCTACGGGTCCACGGACGTGCGGCTGTTCGACATGGTGTCCCCCGAGGGCCACAAATGCACCGTGGCCGCAACCGATAACAACCAGGGCGGTGTCGCAATGCACTGCTGGAGCAACTGACATGAGCCGCTGGCAAGCAGCGTTCGACAAGTTCGACGCACACAACCCCGAGGTCTACGGCCTCTTCTGCAAGTTCACGCAGCAGGCGCAGGACGCCGGGTATCCGGTGGTCCCTGCTGACATGATCCTGCATCGCATTCGGTGGGAGAGCATGCTCGCGACGAAGACCGAGGACGACGAGCCGTACAAGCTGAACCAGAACTACGCGGCTTACTACGCTCGCAAGTTCATGGTCGACCACCCGCACCTCGGGAAGGTCTTCCGAACCCGCGTTCTGCGGAGCTAAACCTTTAACCTGAATACTTAGGAGTACCATGCGCATCACGTTTTTCGACATCGAGACCGATGGCTTCCTGGCCAATGTCACGAAGATTCACTGCCTCTCGATCAAGAACCCCGCCAACGGACGTGTGCGCAGGTTCACCGCAGTTGACATGGAAGAAGGTGTCCGCCTCCTCATGAAGCTCGGAGAGGCGGGCAAGCTGGTCGGTCACAACATCATCCCTTTCGACATCCCCGTCATCCAGAAGCTGTACCCCTGGTTCACGGTCCCGCTGGCGAACGTCGTGGACACCCTGGTGCTCTCGCGGCTGTTCTTCAGCGACATGTTCAACCGCGATGGCGGCTACATCAAGGCGGGCAAGCTGCCCGGGAAGCTGATCGGTTCGCACAAGCTCGAAGCCTGGGGCTACCGCCTCGGGCTGCAGAAGGGCGAGTACTCGACGGACTTCAAGACCGCGTGGATTCGCGACAACGTCGGTCCACATCTGGCCGAACACACCGACTCGCTGACCCCCAAGAAACGGGCCGCGTTCGATATGGACGCCGAGGCACAGTGGATCGCGGCATGGGGCAAGCAGAACTACCCCGAGGGCCTCGAGTGGGCCGCGTACTCCCCGGAGATGGGCGACTACTGCGACCTGGACGTCGAGGTCACTGAGGCCCTGTACGACCACCTCACGAAGCTGGAGTACTCGGACCTTGCCATCGAACTGGAGCACAAGGCCCGCCACTACTGCAGCATGATGGAGCGATCGGGCTGGCCGTTCAACGTGGAGCACGCTGTTGCTCTGTACGCGAAGCTGGCCCAGGAGCGCGACACCATTCGTGCTCGCATGATGGCGACCTTCCCTCCCCTGGTCATCGAGAGATGGTCGGAGAAGACCGGCAAGCGCCTGCAGGACAAGGTGATCGAATTCAACCCCGCGAGCCGGGACCAGATCGCCCAACGCCTGAAGGCCAAGTACGGTTGGGAGCCGAAGGAGTTCACCGAGGGCGGCAAGGCCAAGGTCGACGAAGACATCCTGAAGAAGCTCCCCTACGAGGAAGCTCAGATCCTGGCGGCTTACTTCCTGCTCGAGAAGCGTGTCGGCCAGATCGCTGAAGGCGACCAGGCGTGGCTCAAGCTCGAGCGCAACGGGCACATCCACGGGTCGATCAACACGAACGGCGCGGTGACCGGACGCTGCACCCACGCGGCCCCCAACGTGGCCCAGGTGCCGTCGATTCGCGCACTGCATGGTAAGGAGTGCCGCGCATTGTTCACGGTGCGCAAGGGCTTCAAGCAACTCGGTGCGGACTTGTCCGGTATCGAACTACGCTGCCTGGCGCACTTCATGGCCCGGTGGGACGGTGGGGCCTACGGGAAGATCATTCTCGAAGGCGACATCCACACCGAGAACCAGAACGCTGCAGGACTGCCGACCCGCGACAACGCGAAGACGTTTATTTACGCATTCCTATATGGTGCTGGCGACGAGAAGATCGGCTCCATCATCGGCAAGGGGCGTGCGGCTGGTAAGCGCCTGAAGGAGCAGTTCCTGAAGTCCCTCCCGGCCCTCGGGAAACTCAAGGACGCTGTGGAAAAGAAGGCGAAGACCGAAGGCTACATCTTGGGCCTGGACGGTCGACGCCTGACGATCCGCTCCGCACACGCTGCGCTCAACACCCTCCTGCAGGGCGCTGGTGCTGCTATCGCGAAGCGGTGGGTCATCGAGGTCTTCGAGGAAGCCGAACGCCGTGGCTTGCGCTACGGGTGGGACGGTGACTGGACCCTCATGGGCTTCATCCACGATGAAATGCAGTTCGCAGTCCGCGAGGGCCTCGAGCAGCAGTTCGGAGAGATGGTCGTCGAGTGCGCAGCGCGTGCTGGCGAGTTCTTTAAATTTAGGTGTCCTGTCGGTGCCGAATTCAAGATCGGCAAGGACTGGGCGGAGTGCCACTGATGGGGCAGACAGATCTTATGCACGTCCTTCGGGAGTGTCGCAACGCACCGGTGTACGTCAAGGGCAACTTCGCCCGGGCGTCCGCCATCGACATCGCCATGGCCGCAAGCCTTGGCTTCATTTCAACGATGGTCGAGTGGGGAGAGTTCACCAACCGGTGGCACCTCACGACCAAGGGCCTCGAGGTCCTCAACGCCGAGTCCAAGAGTCGGCAGAACCCCAAAAAGCGAGAGAGAAAATGAACGCAAAGCAATTCAAAATCGGCGACAAGCTGCGCCTGAAGGCCGAAGTCAAGGGCACGCACCCGAGCGCATTCCATGACCGCCTGGTGGTCGACACCGACGGCTACACCCATGATGGCCGCGTGGGCGTAGAGGCTCCGAATGGTGCCCTGGGTGACTTCTACCCGGCGGAACTCGAGGCGGATGGGTTCCGCGTGGGTGACCGCGTGATTGCCCCGGAATACCAAGGCAATGGACGCACCTTTGACGGCACGCTGACCGTGGACCAGGTGTGGGAAGACGGTGACCTCACCTGTGCTGGTGCCGAGGGAATCCTCGGCGTCTTCGCGCCGCACGAACTGCAGTACGCCCCTGAAGAGATCGAAGAAGCCCAGGAAGTCCAAGCGGTCGAGCAGGAACCCGAGGCACGCCCGGTGACCTATCGCATCTGCGTGGACAACAAGATCGGCACCACGGAGTACCCGAGCGTGGCCGCAGCCGAACAGGCAGCGATCCTGCATGGCAAGGACGGCGAGACGTTCTCCATCTGGGAGACGGTGATGGTTGCCGACTACCGCGTGAAGGTCACGAAGAGCGTGGAGATCGTCTGATGCTCCTGATCGACGCCGACATCACATGCTTCTCGTCGTGCGCCAGTGCCCAGGAGGAGATCGAGTGGGACGAGGACACCTGGTCCTTCTACTTCGACTTCGCCAAGGGCAAGCGGCGCTTCCAGGAGTGGCTCGACAAGGTCATCGACCAGGCGGGCATCTCCGAATTCAAGCTCTGCTTCACCGGGCGCAACAACTACCGCAAGGCGCTGAACCCGCTCTACAAGTCGAAGCGCGGCCCGAAGCCGGTCGGCTATGGGGCACTCAAGGACTGGGCCAAGGAAACCTACCCGTTCTTCGAGAAGGACCAGCTCGAGGCCGACGACTGCATGGGCATCCTGGCGACGAAGTTCGCTGGCAAGGCCTTCCCCGCAACCATGGACAAGGATCTCTTGACGATCCCTGGCCGCATGTTCCACCTCAACCAGAAACTCGAAGGCAAATGGGTCGAATCGAACGAGAAGGACGGCAATCGACAGTTCCTCCTGCAGTCCCTTATGGGCGATGCGACGGATGGGTACGGCGGTTGCCCGGGTATCGGCCCCAAGACTGCCGAGAAGCTCCTGGACAAGCACGGTGCAGTTTGGAAGACCGTGGTCGACGCGTACCTCAAGGCTGGACTCACTGAGGAGGACGCAATCATGAACGCACGAATGGCCCGCATCCTCCGCGCTGAGGACTGGGACTTCGAAAACAACGAGGTGAAACTTTGGACTCCTTGAGCTACCAATCGGACGTATGGGGACCCGCAGTCCCGCTGTCCATGAAGGAAATGGAGGCGCGTCTGGACGATCTGTCGAAGCGACCACTGGGTCACCCATCGCACGACCCCCGGCCGGGCCGCGTCCCGATCAACGGACAAGTCCCTACGCCACCTATCGCATACGACCCGAATCCGGGCAAGCCCCCCACGAACCCCAAGCAACTCTACGGGGACAAGAAGCCGCCCCTGCACCTGATCCACATGATCGCCCAACTGCACGAAGCAGCGGCGCTCCATGGGGGCAAGCGCAAGTACGGCGAGAACAACTACCTGGCCACCGAGGTCGAGGCCATGACGTACGTGGGCGCGATCCTGCGCCACCTCGGCCAGTGGGTCTCCGGGGAACGCGTGGACCGCAAGGAACTCGTGCATCACCTGGGCGCGATCCGGGCCTGCACGAACATCCTGCTGACCGCTGAGGCCACGGGGATGCTGATCGACAACCGGCCGACCATCGCAGGCCAGGACTCGCAGTTCCAAGAGCGCCGCGAGTACCGCACGGCGACCGAGGAGGCCTTCAAGGAGGTCGAGGCGACCATCGAGCACCTGAACAAGCTGTATCCGGAGAAGCTGTGAAAGACATGAACGGAGTCGAGTTCACCGAGGGCTGCAAGTTCATCAAGGCATACACCTCGGGCCGTTCGGCGCTGCTGCAGGAATGCGTGGCGACCATCCGTAACGGCAATCTGTACCAAGGGGCCTCCAAGGTCCCCATCCGGTACCCCGAGCGCTGCTACATCCTGGAGGGCAAGTGAGCACCGTCTTCCGCCGGTTCGACGCCACGGGGTCCCGGATCATGTCCGAAGACCGTGAGGGCACCTGGGTAAAGGCCCAAGACGCCTACGACAAGGTCGCGGTCCTCGAGGCCCAGATCACCACCCTGAAAGCACAACTGAAGGACGCGAAGCGCGAAGTCGCCGCGTTCGAACCCTCGGGCGCATCCGTCCAGGGCCACATCTTCTACACCAAACAAACAGCGAGAGAGCAATGAACACCACCAAGATCATGTTGAAGGCCATCGTCCTGACGGCCCTGATGAAGACCGTCGAAGAGAAGCGCCGTGCGCCGACCGAGGCCGAAGTGGCCGCAGTGACCGCATTCAACGAAGAGATCACCGATGCAGCCGCTGGCGGTCTCCTGGACAAGGACATCGACGAGGTGCTCCCGGAACTCCTCGCGGCCATCGAGAGCCTTGGCTCCGCGGAGGGCACGCTGTGAAGATGTTCTACGGCGGCTACTTCTGCCAAGCGACCCCCGAGGCTCGCAACAACGTCCCGGGATACAAGGTCGTGATCCCTTCGTACAACAACCATGAGTCGTGGGTCCCTGCGGACTTCTTCGACCTGTTCTTCAAGGAACTCACGCAATGAAGCTCGAGAACCAAGAGTTCTACTGGGCGCTGGTGAAGACCACGGTCCCGAGCGGGCCTTACTCACGCTACGAGGCAGCACTGGGCACCTTCATGGGTGGCCCAAGCGGCACCTCGTCGGCCCCGCACCTGTACCGCAGCGAAGCGAAGGCCAAGGCCCGTGCTGGTAACGGGGGGCAGTGGCAGGTGGCCAAGGTGCGCCTGGAGATCGTCGAATGACATACGAGACTGAGATCGTGCGCAGGGTGTACGACAACGACTGTGGCGAAGCGATAACCATCAGCCCGTCCGGAGACTTCCCTGGAAATGTGATGCTGCACGTAGAGCCGCAGCATGAGGCCTATTTCGGCGCTCTTCGCCTGGACCTACCCGGGTCTTTCATGCGACTTGTCGCGGCAGCACTCCTGAAGGCTGCAGATGAAGCGGAGGGACGCAAATGACAACCGTCAAGGAACTCCAGGAATACCTGAAGACCCTCCCCGAGGACACCGAGGTGACCGTGGCGTGCCAATACTCCGGTAGCTACTACAACGGGACCGAGTGGCGCGACATGAACCTGCACCCTTACGAGGGGAACGTCGAGTACATCATGGGCACCGAGGTTGTCCCTGGGACTCTTTATCTGGGGGACGCATGAAGATCATCAAGCGCGGGACCATTCCCGACGAACGCGAGTGGGAATTCGACTGCACCTGCGGCACGGTATTCGAATGCCTCCAGAAGGAAGTAAGTGTGCGGAACGACCAGCGCGAGGCTGGGAGCTACGCGACCTATGCCTGCCCGGTCTGCGCCCGCGAGTGCTACGGGAGCCGCAAATGAAACTCACCGGCGACCGCAACCAGTGCCCGTGCTGCGGCGAGTACTTCAACTCGACCGTGGCTTTCGAGAAGCATCGCCGTGGGGACTTCGGGAACGAAGAGAACCCCCGCCGCTGCCTCACACCGATGCAAATGATGGCCCAGGGCATGGCGACGAACGCCGACGGCTTCTGGGTGACCAAACTCAACACAAGGAGCTTCTGATGTACTTCGAGGATGTTCTCGAGATCCTGAAGTGGATCGCCCTGGTGGCCCTGGTGGCCTTCGGGATCCACGGCTGCATCCAGTGGGACAACAACCGCCCGTCGACCATCGCCGCTCGGGCCGCTGAGGCTGCGCAGGATGCTGCCAACCGCAAGCCGCACGTCATCCGTGAAGCGGACGGCTGCAAGGTCTACGCGTTCCTCTCCGAGGGGCGCTACCACTACTTCACCCGCTGCCCTGACTCCCGCACAACCACGGAATCCTCCTGGACCGAGAGCCACGGCAAGACCCACGTAACCAAAACCGAAACCATCGAGAACAACTGACATGAACCTGCTCCGTCAATACGCCCGCAGCCTGGCTGTAGGCATCCTCCTGGGCCTCACGATCCTGGGCACCCTGGCTGCTCTGGGCTTCGCGAACCAGGCCCACGCGGCCTACGTGTCGAGCTTCCGTGCGGCCCCCATGCGAGTCTACGTGGCCCCGCGTCCGGTCTACATCGCGCCCCGCCCGGTCTACGTGCGGCCCGTGGTGCCCATCTTCACCCCGCGTCCCGTGATCGTCGCTCGGCCCCCGGTCATCATCGCCCCGCACCCGATCTACGTGGCCCCGCCCGTGATGCCCTACGTGGCTGACGCTGCGGTCGCCCCTGCCTACTCGCAACCGGTGGCCGTGGTCCACTCAGGCTATGGCTCGGTGATCCTGTACACGTTCCTGCTGATCCTCCTGATCGTGATCCTCGGCTCGGGCGTCTGGTTCTGGAACCCCTTCGGCTTCTGGTACGTGGACACGGCGTTCTTCGACGTGGGCTACGGGTATGACGTGGTGGACTATGGCGTCGGCGCAGCGGTGTACGAATGATCCGCGAGCACAGTTACCACAAGCCGGGTGTCCGGATCCCGATCCGCAAGTGGGAGAAGGTCGACGACCGCTACGGCTGGCGTGGCGAGGACACCTACCGCCTCGAGGTCATGATCAACGGGACGATCCTGGACGCCAACGTCCGCGTACCGGCGTACCTGGGCGAGCGGGATCCCGAGGGCCTCCGTCAGCACATCGTCAACTCCCTGGCGCACCAGATCAGCGCAGTCATCGCGGATGAAGTCCGCAGGAGCATTGCCTGATGCCTTTCCTCCTCATCGCCGCCTTCGTGGCGCTGCTGGCCTGCGGGACCTCCGAGGCCGCAGAGAACCTGATCGACGTCGAGAAGCATGAACTCCCGACCCACAAACTGACCTGGAGCGACACGCTCGACACGGTCGTGGATCTGAAGAACGGGAACATCTGCTACATCGCCCGCCAGTCGGACAGCCACGCCATGCAGATGCAGTGCCTGCCGCTGCGCAAGTAATCTCCTCGCTGTACCTTCGCCTCCCTTCGGGGAGGTTTTTTTTTGTTAGCAAACGTACATTCGGGGGTTGCGTTGTGTTGTACAACCGGGTACATTAGCACCTGACCCGATACCAACCAGCGGAGACCACCATGAAGACTGCAGCTAAGACCAAGGCCCCGACGAATCTCCACGAACTCCTTCGGATCGCCGCCAAGGCCCTGTGGCGCGGCAAGGCGTACGAGTTGACCGCGTACCGCAACGTCGAGCAGTTCATCAAGGTGGTCGGCAACCTGGCCCTCGAGGACGTCAAGACGACGACCATCGACGACTTCATCCTGGAGGTCCAAGGGACCATCGCGGACGCCACGGTCAACCGCAAGCTGGCCAACATCCACACGGTCCTCAAGTACGGCTTCGAGCGCGAGTGGCTCCAGAAGCTGCCGAAGTTCGAATGGAAGGAAGAAACGGAAGGACGCACCCGTTGGTTGACAGAGGCCGAGGAAGAAAAGATGTTCGCCCTCCTGGCCGCGTGGGGCGAGGTCGAGGTCGCCCGTTTCATGGAGGTCTCCATCGACACCGGCATGCGCCGCTCGGAGATCCTGAACCTCGAGGCGAAGAACGTCGACGGACCTTGGGTGCGCCTGTGGGTCAACAAGACGAAGAAGCCGCGCTCGGTGCCCTTGAGCGTCCGTGCCCAGGAGGCGATTGCCCAGGGCCTGCCCTTCAGCCTGGACGAGCGCAAGCTGCGCACCGTCTGGACGCGTCTGAAGGCCGAGATGGGTCTCGAGCACGACGATGACTTCGTTCTCCACGCCCTTCGCCACACGGCCGCCACGCGGACCCTGTCGAAAACTGGCAACATCGCGGTCGTCCAGAAGCTCCTCGGGCACCGCAAGATCCAGACGACGATGCGGTACGCCCACATCTCGGACGATGATCTGCTCGCGGCTGTCCGGTAAGCGCTGCGAATCATCTTACAAAACTCGCTGGTAAATCTTACGGTTGCTGTTTAGCAACGTGGGGTTTACCCGTTGATAATTCTCCACATGGGTACTACAAAAGTGTTACATTCACTTTCGTTGTGCTGTTTGAAACAACTTGTAACGACCCTTGACCAGCTAATAACATGCAACTGATCTCCTCCTTTTTGTCTGATGATACCGTGGTGTCCTTGGTCTCCGAGGCCGCTGCAGAAGAACCCGAGAGCTTCAACTTCCACGTACTGGTCAACGGGAAGATCGAGTGCTCCTATACCACCTGGGCACATGCCTGGGAAGATTTTGGTCAGTGTGTTAGATGTACCACACTAGAAGATGCTGTAAGTGTTGCCAGGAGTTGAACAGGGCTGTACAGTACAAGTACTCCTACAACAGACCAAACAAGGGTGAGCAAGATGAACGCAGCAGCAACCAAGAATGTGGCGGGCAAGGCAGCAGCACCGGCAGACAAGGCAGCAGCGGTGAGCGTCGAAGAACAACTCAAGGCAGCGCAGGCAGAGATCGCACGACTGCAGACCCTGGCCCGGGAGGAAGCGACGAAGTCGGCCCGCTTCCCCTGGGAGAACCCAGACATCATCCAAGCGCAGCCGCGCATGGGGTACAACTTCAAGATGGAGCCGGAGTTGTACCTCAAGGTGAAGTGGATCGTTGAGAACGTGGGTGGGATGAAGTCGATGCAGGTGTTCTTGGACAAGGCAGCAAACTTATACGCTGACGAGACCATCGAGAAGTTCAGCTTCCTCAAGTGATTGAGAGTAGGGTTACCGCAAGGAACTTTGGACATCACCAGAACCCTTGACATAGCCCTGCTCCACTGCCCCGATACGTCGGGGTTGCTTTTTGAGCGTCTGTAAAGATGTAAAGATGCGTGTCTTTACACGGACGGAGACGCGATCTAAGATACGCGAACACCAACAAAGGAGGCCACATGCTGATCGCCGTAGCAACGGAGAAGGGTGGAGTTGGGAAGAGCACCCTGTCGACCAACCTCGCAGGCTTGATCGCCTCGCGCGGACACCGCGTCCTGCTCATGGACACGGACATCGACGGACAAAAGGGGCGTTACAGCTACGCCTGGGGAACGACGCGCCGCGCTGAGGAGGACTTGCCGCACGTCAGTCTGTCCATGGGTCACGGTAAGGTGTACGCGGACCTGGTCGCACATCGGGAAGCGTACGAGGTCGTGATCGTGGACGTCCCTGCGGGCCGAGGGGTGGAGATGGTCGACGCCTGCATGGCAGCGGACGTGATCGTCATCCCTGTGGGGATCGGCCAGTTCGATACCTCGGGCCTCGAGCCGATGCTGGTGATCGCTGACCGGCTGAAGGTCGACCGCCCGCAGACCCGACTCCTTGCGGTCCTGAACAACGTGCCGTCGGGCGCGAAGAACGACCTCAAGGACTCTCAGGAGATGCTGGACGGCCTCGCGGGCTACTTCAAGCGCGTCTCGAAGCCCATCATCAACCGCCAGGCCTTCCGGGACTCGTCGAAGACGGGCAGGGCGGTGACCGAACTGAAGCGGAAGGATCCCCGGGCTGTCGAGGAACTCACCGCGCTCTACGAGGAGATTTTCAATGGCTGAGAAGCATGATCGCCCGAACATCAAAGGCCCCGCGCTGCCCCCGAGGAGCGCTGACGACTCCGCGGTCTCCAGGATGCGCGAGGAGGCCGTGCGAGGCTCTGAGGCTACTACCCCCCTGGCGATCCCTCAGGAGGCCGCTGGCGGCGCTGTAGACAAGCCGCACGGGGTAGTGCAGAACTACTTTGACGTCATCGACGAGATTGTCCCGCGAAAGGGCGACACGAAGCCGATGAACCTGAGGATCCCCACGGACCTCCATCGACGCCTCAAGATCCTCGCCGGCCTTCAGGGAGTGACCATGACCGAGATCATCGTCGAGTGCCTGGGGCCTGAGGTCGACCGTCGGGTCGCACGGATCAACAAGGGGAGGGTGTGATGGGGACGGCACATTGGGAGCACGAAGGGCTTCTGGCCGACCGGGAGTTGATCGAGATGACCCGGGAGAACCTGCTGGAGGAGATCCGCCGCTACCGCCTCGAGATGGCAGTGGGCTACGCCACGCTGGCCGAGACCCACGTCGAGTGGATCGCGGAGGAGCTGGAGGTCCTTGGTGGCCTTGCGGGGGCCTGGTGATGGCCCAGGCGAAGATCGACACGACCTACCAGACCATGCAGCGGGATCTGTTCGCCTCGGGTCTGGCAGCGCAGATCGGGATGAGCGCCTTCGGCGTGTGGCAGGCCATCAAGGCCCATGCGGACTTCGAGACCGGGGAAAGCTGGCCGGGGCAGCGCAGGCTCGCGGAGATGACCGGGATGTCCCAGACGACCGTGACCGCGTCCCTGAAAACCCTCGAGACATTCAAGATGCTCCGGGTAATTGCCGTAGGTAAGGGGAAGCGCAGCAGCACCTACGTGGCCAGGGAGCGCATGGACGTCCGCATGGGGTCCCGCGTGCTCTGCACCGTGGTGATCGACTACGTGCCCGCGAAGTTCCGCAAGGTGGTCGAGGGGGTTGCCGAGGCGATCCAGGGCGACCAGACGAACGCGGAGGCCTTCGTGGACTGCGAGATCATCCCTGGAGACGGGTTTGTCTGGGATCCCGAGGCGGGCGTGTTGCGGACCAAGGTTGCGGTCTCCGATGTCCCGAGTCAGGACGACAGTTTCCTGCCACATCTCCCGGGGTCGACTCCGCGCATATTGTTAACATAAGTATTAAAAGTATTGTTTCGTTACTCATACCGTTCGCTACGGCTTTTAGCGTTACTCCTGCCGGTCGCTAGATTGGGGCCATGTGAGTATTCTGTAACGCTACGGAGTTATCCACATGCGGGTTATCCACAGCCTAGCGTTCGGTAGGAGTAACGCTAAATCGAATCCTAGCGTTACAAAACCAACACCCTGAGAGAGCATGAAAGCAATCCTCACACTTTTAGCCTTCGCCACCTTGGCAGGCTGCAGCACCCCTGACTTCGACTGGCGCTACGCTGACCGGTCGTGCTCCATGCACTGCTCGGACGCCTACAACGAGTGCCTGTCGTCTAATCCGCTGACCCCAGGGATCCAGAAGCTCCAGTGCAACTCGTCCCTGAAGCTCTGCGCGACTACCTGCGGAGCAACACTCGTCAACAACTAAGCCGCAAAAAGACCCCCTCAAGGTTCCCGTAATGGGTTCCCGAGGGGGTCTTTTTTAGTTCGATAACTTCTATTACGTCAAGTCGCCTATCAGTGGAGGACGAGCTTCGTCACCACTTCCTTGAGGCCCAGGACGTTCACAGCGAACATCAGGCCACCGCCGTACAGCGCCCATTTGATCTGCAGCAAGGTGTCCTTGATGGCCGTCAGGGATTCCCCGAAGGTCTCCTGTGCGTCCTCAATGTCCTCGATCTTCTCGTCTTGGGCGTCCATGCGGAACTCCAGGCGGGCTACGCGGTTGTCAATTGTTTCGTCCATCTCTCATTCCACCGGTTGTGCTTTGGCGATGATCGCCGTCTTGTCTGCGCTCGAGGTCGTGTCCCCGAACCAGAAGTGAATGCTTGCGGCCCATGCGGTCCCGAGGGAGCCGACCAGGCTGTAGAAGATCGCCTTGTTCGACTCGGGGATGTTGCAGAAGATCAGCGCCGCAACCAGGCTGAAGAACCCGAGCGTGATGACCATGGTGAGGACCGGGGGGACCCAGGAGCGTGTCGAGGTCTGCATGGTGCGTGCCCCTTCGACGTCCTGGACCTTGAGCGCAGCGAGCGCCTCGGTGTCCTTGAACCCCAGGGACGCCATGGCCACCTGGAAGTCCTGGTCGGCCTTGCGGATGTTCGCCAGTTGCTCCGGGGTTGCCTCAGCGATGGCCTGGGCCACTACGCCCTGACGCTGCTCCACGGGGTCGTTGGTGCCCGGGGTGATCCCGAAGACCTTCTCCAGGGCCGTGACCGCAGTGCCCGCCAAGGGGCCACCGATGACGCTCGCGATGGTCGGGGCGAGGTTCGTCACCACACCCGCGATAGCTGTCCAACTCATGCTGCCTCCTTTTTTTGTGTGAAGTCGCAGCCAAGCAGGAACTCAGCCATCTCGCCCGAGCGGCGCGTGACCAGGCCCGCGAGGACCTTACCTGCCGCCTTGTTCCACTTCGGGAATTCCTTGGCCGCGCCCTCGAGGTCCCCCTTGTTCAGGAGTGCCAAGAGCGTGGAGTGGTCGAAGTTGCCCATCCCGATGTTGTACATCAGGGAACAAAGCGCCGCCTTCTCTTCATCGGTCATCTTGAAGGAGACCACGCGGTCCAAGTGGGTCCCGAGGGCCACCACACGATCCAGGAGGTCCTGGTCAGCCTGCACCTGGGTCCATACGGTCGCAGGGCCGATCTTCGGGCCAGTTGCGCCGTATCCAACGGTCCATGGTGCGGCACCGGTCGCAGGGTCGGGGTATGCCTTGAGACGGCATCCTTCGAACTCCTTAATAAGTTTCAGTGCTTCGTCGCACCACGTCATATTGAATTTTCCTTAGGTTGGGGCCTTCGCGGCCTCGAGCGCATCCACCCGCCCCTGCAGTTCCTGAATGGTCTTCAGGGCAAGGAGGAGGAGCTTGTTGGTGTTGAGGGAGAGAGTCCCGTCCGAGAGGTAGTCGATGTACTCATCGCTCACATCGCTTTCAACCTGCTGCGCGATGACACCGAGGTCCCAGTGGCGACCGGCGTTCGTCTCGAGATCATTCTGTTTGAAGTCGAACGAGACGAACTTAATGGCTGCGACCTGCTGCGCGTACGTCTTCGCGTTGGGGACGATGTTCTCTTTGTAGAACTCATCGGACGTGAAGTAGTTGCAGCCTACCGCGCCGATGTCCGTGATCCACTCGATGTAGCCGTTGGAGCGCGTGGGCTGGTTGACGTTATTCGACCCAAGGCGTTGGTTCACCATGCGGACCAGGGTGTTATCCGAGGAGCGCATCATGTACGGCGAGTTCGCATCAGCGGAGACGAAGCCCCACTGCTTCAGGGTGTCAGGGACGAGGTTCCCAGTGTCCCAAGGCGTGAGACCACCGGCCCAGTTCGGGCGTGCCCGAGGGAAGCTGACGATGCCGTTGTCATAGAACTGCGCGTTGTACTGGTTCTGCGCTTGATTAACGACCCCGAGGAAGTTGCTCGGGTCAGCAGCGAGAGATGTGTTGTACCCGTTACTGGCGGTGAAGAGGATACGGGTGTTGTAGACCCCCACCTGGCCTGTGAAGGTAGCTCCAGTGGTCTGTGCGGGACTCGGGAGGTTCCCTGTGTGCCAGAGGGTATAAAGAGGGCCGTAGGCGCCGCCGCTCGCAGAGAACTGAATGAGGCCGTCATACCGAAAACGACACGAGGAGAAGCCAGCAGCCTCACTACCAGTGATGGAGTAGCCCCCAACTGAGTGGACGTTACCGCCTGCATACAACTCACCACGCGAAGTGACAACACCGTTATCAGCGATGGTAAGGTTCACCGCAGTGTTTGCGCTGTTGACCACCTCAACCGTGGCGTTGGCTGAGTTTCCCCGGATTACAGGGTTGAACGAGTTGGACCCTGCGGACAGCATGACCTGCCCGATAGTGCTTGGGCTTCCTGCGCCTACACGAACAGGGCCTCCGATGACCACGTTAGACCCATCTCCACACAAGGTGACGCTGCCGTCTGTGAAGTTGAACATGAAAGGGCGCTTACCGTTCCACGTACCTCTCTGGTCCCCCGAGGCTGTCTGCATGAGGTATAAGTTGGAGCTATCACTCCTCCAGAAAACCCCGTAGTTTCCTTGGACGATCCGGTAGTTGTTCGCGTACGTGCTGATGATCTCGCCGGACACATCCCCGCCAACCTTCTTAACGTAGGTGTTCGGGTCGATGATGGAGGCGGAAGTGGCGGCAGCAGCAGCAGAGGCAGCAGCGTCGTTCTTCGATGCCAGGGCATCCGCTTGGGAAGCTGTAGCCGAAGCGGCATTGGTAGACGCAGATGAGGCCGACGAGGCAGCGTTCAGTTCGCTGGTGTGAGCTGCGTTCTGGCTCGCGAGGGCTGCGGCTGCACTACCCGCGCTGTTCGTCTCGGAGACCTTCGCTGCGTCCTGGGAACCCTTTGCGGCCACCTGGGAAGCGGCGCTCGCCTGCTCGGAAGCCTTTGCGGCGTCCTGGGATCCCTTGGATGCCACTTGGGAGGCTGCTGCAGCGTCCTGGGAGGCCTTCGCGGCGTCCTGGGATGCCTTGGCAGCGTTCTGGCTCGTCAGGGCCGCAGAGGCGCTTACAGACGATGCTGTGGCCTGGGTCGTGGCCGTGGTGGCGGCAGTGGTTGCCGTCGACAGCGTGTCCTTGGCCTGCTGAAGCGTGGTGTTGGCCGAGGCCAGGGTGGTGTTCGCCTGCCCTGCCAAGCTCGAGACGTTGGTCTCGGAGATCTTCGCGTTCGCTGCGGAGGCCGAGGCGGCTGCGGCTGCATCCGTGGCGACCGAGGAGGCCGTGGTGGCCTGGGAGACCTCGTCGGTGAGCGTCGAGATCAGCCTGTCGGTCGTCGAGGCTTCCGGGGGCGTCGAGGTGCCGTTGAAGAAGCCCGAAGGGTTGCTCGGCTCGGTCGTACCGGAGCCTTGGAAAAGACTGGTCATCAGTACTCCGTGTTATATGCCGGGGACATGGCCTGTGCCGACTGTTCCATGTCAGTCATGCGGCCCTGCTCGTCCAGGTC